TCACGGTGATGGTGTCGGTTGCGATGGTGCTGTTGCCCTTCTTAGCCGATACAGTGATGACTGCGGTTCCGGCTGTAGTGCCTGCGCTGATAACACCGGCGTTGGTGACGCTCACACCTGTCAGTGCTGTGGTTACAGCATAGGTGAAGGTAGCCTCTGGGTCGTTGCAGATAGCGGGAACGGTCTTCGAGCCGTTCTTGGCCACTGTCACGGCGTGCTGAGAAGCGAGCACCTGCGGAGTGTTAGCATCCATTACAGCGTAGCAAGCGAATGCCTGAGTGGTGCCGCCTGCGCCGTTGATATAGATGGAGAGGTCGGTCATCGAGAACGCGGTGTTCAGGGTGATGGCGGTGATGTTCTTCTTAGACACAGCCTGAGAGGTTGCGTCGATGGTCAGACGAACGTCGCCGTGCTGCTGGGCAGCAAACCACTCGTAGTAGCCGATTTCGAGGTAACGGCCAGAACCTGCAACGAGCTTGCCGCTGGCGTTCAACTCGCTGTTGACGAAGTGAGAGACGGTGTAGCGATAGCCAGCGCAACGGCCATTCTCGATGACGAAGCCACCGGCAGCACCCTTGATCTTCGGGGTAGCCATCAGCTGAGCCTCTGTTACGCGGTCCATTGACAGACAAACCTCGCCCTCGAAGAAGCCCTTGTTAGAGAACTCGGCAACGGCAGAGAGAATCTGCTTGTACTCGTCACCACTGCCCAGGGTGATGACACCGACAGGAGCAAGGTTAGAGAATGCGCCCTTGTTACCAGTCCACTCGGCGCGGCTGTAAATCTTCTTGGCCCAGTACTCGCGGATGGCGATACCGAACTTGCTCTGCACGAAGGCCATGAGGTCGAATGCAGTATTGTCGATAGCCATGTTGCTGATGGGCACAGTCAGACCGCAACGGCGAACGGTAGGAGTGATGTTGGCGAAGTTCAGCACCTGATCGCTCAGAGCCTCGATTTCGCCTACCTCTTCCATCTCCACGTCGTTGATGCTGACAGGCCAAATCTCGTTACCTGTAACACCAGTGATGATGTTCAGACCTTCTGGCAGTCCCAGACCCTCGTGCAGGGTAGGAATCAGCTCGTGGATGCTCAGACGGATAGCACCAGAAGCGTCGATGTTGGCACTGACGTTAGATGTGCCGTCGCTGTTCTGACCGGCAGACAGCAGAATCTCACGGGTAGCCTTACCAGGATTGGTGCGGACATCCTTCAGCAGCTCACGGAACTGAGCCTGCAAAGTCTCCTGACGGCGGTCGCCCAGAGCCTTCTCGTGCTCGTTCTCGCGGTTCAACACTTTCATCTGCTCGTCGATCTGCTTCAGTTCGCGGGTCAGATTGATTTCCTCCTGAGCTTCCTCAGGCTTAAACTCACGGTTGGCAGCCTTGGTGTAGAGCTCGCCCAACTTGTCGTTTGCTTCGCGGCGGGCAACTGCCAGCTCGTCGAAAGTCATTGTCTTGATTTCTTTCATCTTCAAAACGTTTTAAAGGGTTATTAAAAAGTTGAATTTTCCAACATGATCTCGTTGACGGCCATGACCCGCTCGCGGCGTTTCATCTCGGCCTTGATGCGTTCCTGCTCCTCGGCTTCGCGCTGCTGACGCTGGCGGTCTTCCTCGGCCTTGCGAGCCTTGTAGGTGTCCGTTGATTCAACAAGTTCGCGGGCTGAGAGCGAGGTCTGCAAGTACGCAGGGTCCATGCCCAAAGTAAGTGCTGTAATGGCACGGAACTTGGTGTGACGGACCACGGGGATTTCACCCTCGCGCTCCTTCACGTCGTACTTGTCCGGCCAGAACTCGAAACTGCAACCGTCGTACACACCAGCCTTGGTGAGTTCGCGGGCACGAATGCCAAGGTCGCAGTTGGGAACCTTCACCATGAAGTTCACGCCTTCACGGTCAACACTCAGAACCACAGTCTGTGACTCGCCTCGCTTGATGCGTCCGAATGTCAATTCTCGATTGTGCAGCATGTTAATCTTGATGTCCTGAGTGTTCAGGAACTCCATCGTAGCTGCGGATGGGTCAATGACCTCGCGGAATTTCATTCCGTAGTCGTCGAGAATCTGGCTTTCAACGCCAAAGCAGATGGCACGGCCTGAGATGGTGCCAAGGTAGCCCTCCTGAGACTCTTCGGGTGAAGCCTCTCTAAAGGACAACTGGCATTCCAGATTTCTGATTTCTCTTTTTGTTGCATCCATTTTTCGTTTAACTTTTATGAATTACTCGTTACTTATCGCTCGTTTTTATGTTCTGGGTTTACCAAGCAATGTTTTTATTGCCCGCCTCCCCACAGATTTACCATGAACGCCTTGCCGTCGCTGCTTGTGATGGTCTTGCCGTTACTGTCAACAAGAATCATGTGGCGGTCTTTCAGTCCCACACGCAGCAGCTTGCCGTCAGAGGTGCGGAATACCAACTCGTTCACGTCGCGGAGATAGCCCTGGCGAACGATGATGGTGCGGAATGCCTGTACGCCCGTGCCGCCGTTGATTTTCTCACTCAGATTGGTAAAACTCCAGGCCGTGTTCAAGGTGATACTCGTCACGTTTCGCTCAGCCACTTCTTTGCTCACGCCGTCGATTATCATGCGGGCTTGGTCATGCTGTGCAATCTTAAACCACTTGAAGATGCCGATGCCGATAGCGTCGGCAGCCTTGCGCACCAGTTTGCCGCTCTCGTTCAGCTCCGTGTTGAAGTATTTGTTGACCACGTAGGGGTAGCCACAGCACAAGCCATTCTGAATCACCATGCGGCCTTCTTCCGGCACTATCGGGGTACACTTCAGGCGCACCTCCATCAGCTCGTCCATGATGATCACGGCCTCGCTCGTGTCGTAGCCCTCCAACTCCAGCAGCGTCATCTGTGCCATGATGCTTTCGTACCACGACCCTTCTGGCACTACCCAGTTCGAGGCGTGTGCTCCTGAGAACGGCCCGTTGTTACCGTCCCATCGGGCGGTAGAGTATAGATGCTGCGCCACATACCGACGCTGTGCCAGCATGAACTTGCGCTGCACATACGTCAGCAGGTCGAAGCCAGCCGAGTCGATGGCCATATTGCTGACCTCTACGGTGATGCCCGTGCGGACGGGTTCAGCACCGCGAATCTGGGCAAAGCCAAGCGACTGCTCCGAGAGCTCGCCCACCTCGTCCTCTTCCTCAATCTCCACGTCATTGATGCTCACGGGCCACACCTCGGCAGCGTCCACGCCCGTTGCCACCTCCAGTCCTGGTGGCAGACCCAAGTCGCCCTCCAATGTCGGCAAGAAGTCGCGGATGGTCAGCCGTATGGCACCGCTCGCATCAAGGCACGACTGGTCGTCCTGGTATTTAGCCTCCAGCGTCAGTTCTCGTCTGTGGTCACGCGCTCCTCGGAGCACTTCGCGCATCCTTCGCGCTATATCTTTTCTTTCAGGTATCATTCGTCACCTCCCTCCCCGTCGTCGGGGTTGTTAGTTGTTCCTGCTGGTTGTGGTGTTGTTGCGGGTCGCCCGCCCTGCTGTGCCTCTGCGCCCTTGGCCATGAGAGCTTTGAGCGTCATCAGGTTCGCGCTTGCCATTGGCTCGTCGCCGTCCGTGATGCTTGGCAGGTCGTACTGGTTGCGCAGTTCGTTGACGGTGTTCACACCTGTTTCCAGATGTATCTTGTCGATTTCAGCCTGACCCTTTGCATCGAGTCGTCTCAATGGCAATTCGCAGACGTGAATCCTTCGCTTTCCGAAGTCATCAGCCGTCAGTAGTTTGGCGTTCATCTCGTCTTCCCATTCCCTTATGCGGGGCTGGATAGTGCGAAGCATGAACTCCTGCGTCGCGTGCTCAGGCATCTTGTACGAAGAGCCTGCATCTTCCATCATCATGATTCGTGGGACACCCAGAATGCGGGCAAGGTCTGAGACTTGGAAGCCACGGTTTTCGAGCAGTTGGAGCTGTTGAGCCGTCTGAGAGATAATCGTCGGGTCCATCACGTTATCCAGCAGCACCACGTCGTTGCTCTGCCAGTCGCCTTCGAACTTCCGCGCCGTCTTGCGCAACTCTTCAGGGCTGTTGCGCCCACGGGTTCCCATCGGCGTACTCTTCTCCTCCTTCAGCAGAATCTTGTGCTTACCTCCCTTTGCTACGTCTTGCAAAGCCTGGTCGTCAGCCGTTGCCGCAATCTGCAACGCCTTGAAAGCGAAGTCCAGCGTCGGCAGACCCATGTAGTAGTCATCCGTCATGAACACGTTCTTAAAGTGCATCACGTTCTTCGCGTCCGCTTCAATCCGCATCCTCGGCCCTCGCGTCGAATTGTACACCAGGCTGTAGCGGTTGGTGATAGGATTGAAGCCGCCACCCGTGCAAAGCCACAAGGCCACAGGCTGACCGTACTCTCCACGTTCAATGAAGACGTAGGCATTGCCGAAATAAATCTTACGATACTCAATCTGTTCTTGCAACTGCGAGGCAGTCATCAGTGGGTTTGGCCTAACCTGCAACAGATAGTTTAGCCTATTGCCGTCGGTGGGAATGGTTCTACGTCTGTCGAGGTAGCCCCTGTCTTCCGTGAAGTTCCCGCCAACCGTGTCCATACGTTGGTACTGCGTCACCATCTGCCCCATCGTCTGCATGATGAGACTCACGCCGCGATACCACGCAGGAACCATCAGCGACTGCTTGCCGTAAGGTCTCACGACATTCGCCTCCCAGTTAGCACCCTTCGGCTGCTGGTTGCTCGCATCATTCGGGTCAGTCGTGCTCGGTACTCCAGGCACCGCCTGAGTACCACCCGTCGCCTCCCGTCGTTGGAACCAATTTCTGAAAAAATAATCCATGAATTTTTGCTTTTATCGTTCGTTTTCTTATCAGCGATAAAAGCGTTGTGGGTTTACTGTTGCAAATGGCAACAATGCAAACCACGAAACATAAAAATGGGGCTCCGCTGAGCCCCTGACTTACTTAACTAACCTAAAACAATTATTCATTACTAAAACAACCAAAAATTCTACTACTTAATAATACTATGAATGACAGCGCTTCACAGCGTCGAGTTATTTCTTTTCGATGAGGTCGAATACCTGTCGTCTGTTCTTGCCGAAGTCGGGAAAAACGTAACTGACGTGTACCCAATAGTTGCCGGTCTTGGTGTTCTTCTCCCAAATTAGCTGGTCGAAGGGTAGGTGGTCGCGGATGTAGTTGAACCACTTCTTACCTTTCTGGATGTCCCCGTCGATGCAAAGGTCTGCCGCCTGCCCCTTCATGTGCTGGCTATTTCTAACACCACCTACGGCCTTGTTCAGCTTATCACAGCGGAAGCCGGAGCCTATCTTGATGGGGTGTCCCATAGCCACACGCAGCGGTTCAAGAACATACGCGCACAGATAGACCAAGTTGATCATCTGCTGCATGTTTGGCTGGTTGTTGATACCGAGACGCTTCGCCGTGTCAGAGGCGTACATCTCTTCCATTGTAAAGTGCATAGTTACTGGTGTATTCATAATGCTTCCGATTCTATTGGGTCGATGTCCGCCTGTTCTCGTTTGGTGATCTCGATGCTTGTGTCACCATGATTGAACTTGACTGTTAATCCAAGCTCGATGGCACGGTAGGCATACAGGATAGTTGGAAACAGCAAAAGCTCACCTACGGCTGTCAGACAGGAGCCGTCGATGACTCCCATAGGTGGGACGAAGAAGCCGCCAACTACAAGCCCCACCGACACGAAAAAGCAGATGGCAAACGTGATGCGCGACATCAGGAATGTGCGCGGCTCGTCAGCCTTCTCGCTTCTTAATACTTTCTGAAATCTTTTCATAATCTTTCCCTCCTTTATCTTTATGTTGTTGGATTCGATAACGCTCCCTTACCCTGGAATTGGAACGAGCCCTGTGCCAAGTTACCCAGCGTTCCTACCACCTTCCAAGCACGGACAATGGCAGAACCTTGCAGGGCTTCAACTTCGAGGTCAGTTGTACCTTTCTTATAGACATTTTTTTGATGCGAACGGTCGTAAAAAAGTGAACCACGCGAAGGAGAGACATATACAATAGAATTAGGCCATACACCATAGTAAGTCGTTCCAAATGGATCGAATTCAAACTCTGCTATAAACCTATGGCGCGTCAAGTCCCATTTAATGGCAGTAGGTTCTTCTGTCAGTGTTTCTTCTTCCAATGTGGGGTTATTAAGAAATCCGTCGAATGGCAGTCCCATTTGGCCCCTCACTTGCATCCTGAGTGTCACCACGGTGCCGACCATGGCTGCTGAGTCGACGATACCTGTTACAAGATGGTTGCAACTGGCCTTCCACGACTTACGCCCTGGTATAGCGTCCTCCCATGCACCGTCGCTGGGAGATGCTACGGGGATTGCATCAGCCGAGATTTCCAAATCACATGACTTTGCGGCGGCAATAGCCTTGCCACCTGCCAGCAATATTATATTTCGTCCTTGTAATATCATTGTACTCTTTTCTTTATGCGCAAAAAAGCGAGTGGGGTTTACTTTCCCCACCCAAGCCTTGTCACTCAGTCCACTCCTTGAACACCTTTCTAATGGTGGGGAATGCCATTGCTGCTACAATCAATACTGCGGCTGCTATCACGTATGCCTTACAATACATAGCATATCCGAAGCCTCCGATACTGCCCATAGCATAGAGCATGAGCAGGAATGTGTTAAGAAATCCTTTTGCCATAATCTTATAAGTTTGGTTAAATATGTGTGCTACCCATGAATGTCAGTGTGCGCTCGCAG